CTGAATTGTTGGCGGACATTATTGGCACTTACACATTGCCAAACGGGCAAGTAAAGTCGGCCATTTGGGTGGATGGCAAGAATGGCGTGCCTAAAAACTGGAAGGTGACTGGACTGGAAGTGGCGATGCGCCAGTATCCAGCTCGTTCCACCAGGCCGTTGATGGGCATGGTGGAAATGCGCAAGGCATGGGAAGTGGTGCTGTCGCAGTATGACCCTGGTAGCGAATCAATGGAGACTGCCGTGGACAGGCTGTTACGGCACTTCCCCGATGCTTCAGTTCGGGGCTTCCCCGCTAGCGATAGGGAGTATCAATACGCCAGATTTATTATTCCCGACATCGACATTGCTTTTCAATACAAAAGACCGGAGTGGACATAAATGGCGGGTATTACAAGGATTGTTGGCGCCAATTTAATCGAGGCTGCGCTGGTTGACGCTTTTGTTGATTGGGTGGAAGACGACGTAAACGATGAATACTGGGCACAAGAATTCTTCCAAAGCAAGTGGCCGTATGACGCAGTTACTAAACGCAGGAATGGAGAAACGGTAGGCCCTGGCCCTCGCGACATTGTCGATACGCAAGAGTTGTATAACAGTGGAGTTGAGTCACTAAAGGTGACCAACGGCACTACTGAAATAAGAGCTGACTGGCATTGGGATGCAAAAAATTCAAGCGGGGAAGAATACGCCTGGTATGTACACGAAGGACGTGGACCTCACTCGGTTGACCCCAGAAAATGGACAGATGAACTAAGCGATCCTGGTTTGTTTGATGGAAGTATGATTAAACGAAAATTAATGTCTCGCATTGCATCCAATCTCGGTACAAGGTAGAAGTTTTGATTATCTGCACAGCTCGTGTGGCCATGTGCATGTAATTAATGGAAGAGTGGACGGCCCCACGCTTGAAGCGGGAATTTTATGCACTTTTTCCTACAGCGAGGCCAGTATTAGAATCTCAGACGACTCCCACTCTTTTTTGATTGAACTGCCGGAGGAACTTCGCTCTAGAGGCGATAAAGTCAAGGCGTTCAACATCCCATTGACCATTCTTAATCATGAGCCGGTATAGCTTTCTGCTCGCTTCCGAGGAACAGAAGTATTTTGAGCTGACAGCCAGCCTTCGACTAAAGAAGCATGGCGGATGGCTTGTTGCGGAAAGTATTGAACAAGAAGAAATCTCAAAAAGCCAAAGTCAAGGCACCATCAAGGCTGTCCAATTGGCCAAGAAGATTGCGGCATCCAAAGACATCTCACTAGATGAAGCCTTTGAACTGTTGCAGGGAGGAATGGGCTCTGAGACCGAGCTTCTGTCGGAATATACCGAAGAAACGTTGAGCATGATGAACAGCGGCATTTCCGCTGAGCAGTCCAATGCGCGTTTGATTACGACGTTTATGCGCTGCCGTGGTGAAGGACTTGTGGAAGGCGAATGGACAGCTCTTGTTGACTGGTCTATTGACGACACTAAAACAATGACACGTCCGTTGCTGGCAAAAATGCTGGAGTTTATTGCGGACGAGCAAGACGAGGAGGTGAAAGCAGCACAAGCAAAAAAAGCGAAGAAGAAGCCAGCGGAAGCAGAACAGAGCAGCTAGAGAAAACTGCAAGGCGCTTTCTTAAAGGCTTGACGGACTGGAATGGAATATTTTTTCGTCTAAACGCATCAGTATTGAAGGACGATAGATGGTCTTCGGCAAATTTCGCGATGCAGCGAACATCGGACGTGCTCGCTGCATTGAAATTTCTCGAAAAGCATGATATTGCTCAGGCCAACATTCAAAGCATTTCTGTGGCGAAGATGGCAACAATGGTTGCCGCTGCGTTGGGAGGCAAGAAGTCTTCTATTTCCCCTGAAGACTTTTTACCATTTGACACTCGTCGTTTGAAAAAAGAGACTGGAATTACAGATGAGAGCGCGATGGTCCTTAAGCGACTGCTGAAAACACGCAAGGTAGATGCACGGTTGTTAGCAGTATTGGCTGACGAACTGAAGGCCGCATCAATGCGGCCGGAAGAGTAGTTGTGGCTTGATAAAAGCTACACTTAAGCAAGGATAATAGTTGACTGGCGTAGATGGCTGCGGAACTGAGGCTTGGCGTCTCGTTTGATCTGGTTTATTTCCGTCAACAGCTTCAACAGCTTAGCCGCATTGCCGCGTCTGAATTCACTGCTCCGATCAAGATTAAGCTGCACAGGCAGACGATAGATCGTGAATTAAACGAACTGCAAAGGCTGTTTGCAAGAAGGGAATATAGGATCAACATCAACGACAGCGCCGTTGCCGCGGCGTCTTTGCGGATTGATAATCTGCAGAGCAAAATTACAGCACTGCGCAATGACGTAAAGAACGCCATTGTTGTCAAGGTTAAATATCAAGAGGAAGGTGGCTTTGCGGCGGGCAAAACAGGGGCGGCGGGTTTATATGAATACATGCGCAAACAAGGCTTGTCTGGCGGCAATATGCCAGGAGCCGCTCAGGCAGGCAGGCGAACGCAGTTTGAGGCAGCGGTAGAGCGTGCCAACAATGCCGAACTAAGAAGCATGCTTCAGCGCGGAAACGTTTCCGGCAGGAGCGGGCTCAGGACCGGCGCTGCAATGCGCGAACGATTATTGCAACTGGACGATGTTGCAATGGAAAGCATCCTCGGCAACCTTGAAATGAGGATGCGTCAGCCAAGGAAGACTAACAATGTCTTTCTTGACAAAGTTGCGCGGGCTGTTTTCTGGATGGCTGGCGTTGATCCAGAGTATCTGAAACAACAGGCAGCACAACGCAGAGTTCTACCCAGCATTGACTTCCCGGCAACGGTTCCACCTGGGCCTTCTATTGGTCCTTCGGCGACGGGAAGAGCTTTGCCTGCTGGTGTTATTCCAGGAGCTTTACCGGGGAATGCTTTCGCTCGCCAAAGGTTTTTGCCTCCGCAGATTGGTCAAGATCTCAACCGGATCTTGAAGAATGCGGCATTTGCTTTTGTTGACTCTTTGAATTCCCGTATTCGGCGGGTGAGCGTGAGGGAGATCGGCAGACAAGCACTACCTCCCTCCGTGATTCGTGGCTTGCTGCCGGCGGGAGTTGGAAGGGAGCCGTCTATTTACGGAGGCCCGGAAGACAGAGGAGCTGTTCTGCAAAGAAGAATCGAAGAAGCTTATGCGAGGTCTGCAGCGCGTGCCGCTTCGGTGTTGGCAATGGAGCCGCGAGGCGGCGTGCTAGGAGCTGGCGGCAGTGGCACTGCTGGCCCGTATCGGCCGTTTGCGCAACCAGCAAGAGGTGGTGCAATTGTGCCATTTCGGGCTGCTCCTGCCCTATCATCAGCCCTTCCTCCTGGCTACTTTCAGGCTGGCAAATTAGCCGCCGGAATCAAAGGTTTGGGAGCTGATTTCAATCAGACACGGCTTCCTTTGGCGGGAGCGGTGAGTGAGCTTGGTGGGGAATTTGCCAATGCAGCAAAACAAGTATTGCTGTTTGGCACCGCCTATAAGGCTCTAGCGTTTTTCACAAGCCTGCCTGGGCAGGCTTTTGACGTGGCCAAGGGCATTCAAACAATCAATAATCAACTAGAAGCGGTCACTGGTAGTGTTTCCAATGCCGACCGTTCTTTCGCATTTATTGATGATCTTGCCACTCGCTTTAATGTACCGTTGCAGAGTGCTCGCGACGGCTTTGTAAAGCTCTATGCATCGATGGCTCCCGCTGGTTTTAGCGCAGGGGAAATTGAAGGGCTATTTGAAGGCATTAGTAAAGCCACGGCAACATTTGGACTAAGCGCTGACAAGGTTGATCGCGTGAACTATGCCTTTGCTCAGATGGCGAGCAAGGGTCAGATCATGAGTGAAGAACTGAAGGGGCAGCTTGGCGACGTGCTCCCTGGTTCTCTTGCATTGTTTGCTCGTGCCGCTCAAATGAGCATCCCAGAGTTCTCCCAGGCAATGGAGGACGGGGCATTTAAGGGCGAAGCGATGGCGCAAGTGTTGCGCAATGTCGCCAAGATCATGAACAGTGATTTTGGTGGCGCTGCGTCCAATGCCGCCAACACACTTCAAGGTGCAATGAACGGGCTGCAAAATTCAGTGCAGCGTATGTATGAAGCATTTGAGCCGCTAGTTGACTTGATCGCGGCAAGTGCCTTCCCCGCATTGCAGACAGTTGTTGAAGACGCTACGCGAGCAATTGCTGCATTTAGTGCAGCCATGACGGGCAATCAAGGGCCCGCAAATATGCTTGATGGCAATGCTCGCGCCTTGTATGACACCATGCAAAGCGTGCGCGAAGTATTGACTGCCGTTGGCACCATCGTGCAAAAGCTGGCGCCAACTTTTGCACTGTTAAGCCGGTTTGTTTTGACGCTTGCCGAAGCCTTCTCGCGAGTGGTCAATAATCCAATAGGTGGTTTCTTTGCTGATGTTGCAATCAAGATCGGACTCGGGATGATCGCGGCTCAAGCTTATGCAAAAGTGATGGGCTTCCAAGTTGTTGCCGCATTGATTTCTGCGGCACGTAGCGCTACCACCTTGAGGGGCAGTCTGGCGGCAATGGCTGTCGCAATGAAAACCTCAGAAATGGCCGCAAGGGCTTTCAGGTTGGCATTGACCGGCTTGGTTGTTGGCGGCATTCTGATGGGCCTTGAAGCCCTTGCCGCTCACATTGGTAAAGTTGCAAACCGACTTGCTGATGCAAGAAAAAAGGCGCTGGAAGCAACCGATGCTATTCGCAACATGAGCGATACTCAGCTTGTGTCAGAAAAACGCCAACGTCAATCAAATATTTTTCTGCTTCAAAAAATACAAAAAGCAGGCGGAAAGATTGGTACCGCCGGAGAAGCAAAGCAATTAAAAGAAATGGGACTTCCTGTGACCACAAGAGGCACAAGGGGGGGCGGTGTTGGATCCTTTGAGAGGTCTGTTCCAGCATATTTGATAGAGGGGGTATTGCAACGTGAACAAGGATTGCTTTCGGAAGCAGAGTATGCATATAGAAATAGGGATTTCACGGCGCCTACTCCCACCCTGGAAAAAGTGGACCTTGCGCCCGGTAAACCCGCAAGAGAGAGAAAAGAACGAGAAAGTCAAATTCCTGAATTGCAAGAACGCTTGCGTCTTGCGAAAGAACTTTTTGCGATTGATCAGCGGATTATCGAGGCACGTCTTAGCGGCAATGACCTTGCGGTGAATCGCATTGAATACGAGCGAGACATGCTGGAAATTGCCAGCAAGGTGCGCATGGTGAAGCTGGAAGACATTCCAGACGCGGAAAAAGCGCTGAAGATCGAAGCACTGCGCGTCGACAGTCAGCTTGCATTTGAAAAAATGCAAGCCAATGTGCGAAAGATCGTTATTGAAGACCTTCAAAAGCAATCCGATGCTCTTGAGGATATTCGCAAAGAAAGCACTCAAGAGCTTCAGAACACAAAGCGCTATGAAGAACTGCTGCGCAGTGGAGTTAACCCGGCACTCGCTAAGGCGACGATTGAGGTTGAAAACAAATTCGCAAAAGTGAGGGAAGAATTTGACCTAAAAACTAAAGAATTGCAGCTTGAAGTGGCCATGTTAGAGGCGATGAAAAATCGCACTAGTGAGCAAGATAAATACTTAGCACTATTGAAAGAACAGCTAGGTCTTCGTGCGGGCGCGGCGACTGGCATTCCTGGGCAGCAAGCAGAAGAACAAGGCCGTCAAGGTTTGCTGCTGCAGCCCAAGAGCAATGCGGTTATTGCTCGGGAAGCATTTGATGAGGCAAAAGTAAAACTGGCGGAACTTACCAATCCAGTTAACGCTCTCGTTTCTGCTGCTCAAGGCATTGGCGACGCCTTTGCTCAGTCCTTCAGTGACATTATCACCGGAGCATCTTCGGTGCAAGCGGGGCTTGGTAATTTGTTCAAAAATATTGGCAAAATGTTTATTGACATGGCGGCTAAGATGATTGCCCAATGGATGGTAATGAAGGCCATTGGCCTGGTGGCTTCCATTTTTGGAGGCGGTAGCGCACCTGCGGGAGCCCCCTCACAGGGGCTCCAATGGAATCCTCAGACAATGGACTTCACTCCTGTTGCCAACGCTAATGGCAACGTCCTGCTTGGCGGCTTCCAAGCCTTTGCCAATGGAGGCACAGTGACTGGTCCCACTTTGGGCTTGATCGGCGAGGGGCGCTTTAACGAGGCGGTGGTGCCGTTGCCTGATGGCCGAAGCATCCCTGTTGACTTGGGGCAGGGCACCGGTAATAACATTGCCACTAACATTACAGTAAATGTAAGCAACGGCCAAGCGCAGTCTTCAATGTCTGGCAGCGGCGGCAATAAGCTTGGTCGCGAGCTTGATGCTGCAGTTAAGGATGTCATTCTGCGTGAAGTTCGCCCTGGCGGCATTATTTATTCGTCTCGTCGTTAAACATGCCTCAACCCACATTGTTCTCAGGGGCTACAGCGGCCAGTGGCATTTTTGAATATGGCACTGCCGTTAAGCGAAGTGTTCGCGTTCGGCGCGTGGTATTTGGCAATGGCTACGAGCAAGTGGCCCCTGATGGCATCAATTCTGATATTCGCTCATACGATTTACGCACTCGCCCTATTTCCAACACGCTGGCGCAACAAATTGATGATGCTTTTTCTAGCTTGAAGGGCGATTTTTTCTATGCGCAGTTCCCTCAAGACACTGCAGTGTACAAATATCGCCTTGAGCCCAATGATTGGACGTGGGAAGTGATTGGGCCAAATGGGAATGTAATATCGTTCACGGTGAGGCGAGTGTACGATTTTCGCTCTTGAGGCATTATGGCGATTAAAGATGATGTGCTACTTAGCTGGCACGATTCCATTGTTGAGCTATTTGAACTAGATCTCACGCCAATTACAACTGGAGTGGGCGCTAACAAGTTTTATTTCACGAATCAAACTGATTCATCTGGCAATAAATTGCGTTGGAAAGCCACGGGGTCTGGCGCAACGCTTGTCACTTATGAACCGTTGCCAATTGTTGCAGAAGGTTTTGATCGAGGCACGAAAGGGCAAATTCCGCGCCCCACAATGACCGTTGCAAATATCTTCAATACATTCACGGAAGCACTGGGCGAGCTCGATGATTTAGTGGGCGCCAAAGTTGTGCGCCGTCGAACGCTGGCTAAATATTTAGGCGGCATGCCAACGGCAGATCTCAATTCAGAATTTCCCACTGATATTTTCTTTATTGAGCGGAAAATTGCAGAGAACAATCAACTGGTGTCGTTTGAGCTTTCTAGTGCATTAGATCTGGAGGGGCTGGAGCTGCCCAAGCGTATCATCACTCAGAACTATTGCATTTGGGACTATCGAGGGGCTGAATGTGGCTATGCAGGTCCTCCGGTAGCGGGAGTGGATGATGGACCGCCAGTACCATCTGGCACCACGTCTTCGCACCCAGCAGTTGTTGCTTATGTAACAGCAAGTGCTGCACTAGGCAATAGCAGGCGTGATCTATCTAGAGCTCAAGCTGCATACAACATTGCATTGAATCGTCGAACAGTTGATTGTTCAACAACTGGTGGCGGCGATAGCCAATTTAACCTCGGAAGCGCGACAGCGCCGGGATTTGTTCCTATTGAGTGGAGCTTTGCATTGTGCAGTGGCAGTTCCACCAATCCGCTCATGATTATGTGGCGTGGTGCATTTAAGACGGCCGCTGACACAAATTATGTTGCAAGCACTACGCGGTTTTCGTCAACATTAAATAAGCCCATGTATGAAGTGAGGAAGCAATTGTCTGCCACTGTTAGTGGTACTCGCGTTATTGACCCGCTGGTGTGGGACGTGAGCAGTCGTTCTCGCGCCACATTTGCCTTTCAAGATGACAATGGCAACTGGCTGGCCGTATGGAGTGGACAGTACATTGCGAGTCTTCCAGATGCTTTTTCTGGACTTGGCGTGTCTTATAGCCGTGGAGGACAGCGTCTAACGGCGGCGACCAGCATTGGACCACTTCAATATGCAAAAGAACTAGATCCAGCCATTGCCTGCTCCACTGCAACAGCGGCTCTTGCAGTGGCTTCCGGCAGTCTTGTCACTGCCAGCGGCGCCTATGTGGCAGCCCAGGCGGCATTTGTTGCAGCTAGTGGAGCCTTAATTTCATCGGGCCTTTCTGCTGTGATTAGTGGTGCCGACATCTGCGGCAAGCGTGTTAGCAGTTGTCGCCTGCGCTTTCCAACATCGGCTCTACCATTTGGAGGCTTCCCAGGGGCCAATACACCACGATGATTAGCACTGAAAACAAAAGGCAAATTGTGGCACTTAGTCACTTGGCATTGCCTAATGAAGCCTGCGGCTTTGTTGTCGATGATGAAGTGGTGCAATGTGAAAACATTCACGAATCTCCGACTACTAATTTTCGCATTGCTGCGGAAGACTACATTGCTGCCGAGGAGAAAGGAACAATTAAGGCTGTATTTCATTCGCATGGCCCAGACCATCAGCCTCGTTTCTCGTCGCATGACGTAAGAGCTTGCAAACAAAGCGCCATTCCCTGGGTGCTGTATCACACAAAGACTGGCAGTTTTGTCTGGGCGGACCCCAGCGGCAACATGCCCTATCTGGAAAGGCAATGGGTGTATGGAATTAATGATTGTTATGGGCTGGTGCGTGATTTTTACCGACGTGAATTTGACATTGTTTTAGATGATTTTGAGCGTGGCGATGAATATGAATGGGAGAGCCGTGACTGGCAGATGTTCGGCAAGAACTATTTAGATCAAGGCTTTTCGCCCATCGAAAAGCCCACACAGAAAGGGGACATATTATTGATGCAAATTGGGGCACCATTTCCCAATCATGTGGGCGTCATGTCTGGTGATGGCATGTTGTTTTATCATCATTTAATGGATCGCCTTTCTGAAGCTTCAGTGTGGGGCGGATTTTGGGCAAGCTCCTGTTGTCAAGTATTGAGGCATCATCTTCTATGACTAGCAGCGAGCAATGGGTGGATGTGAAATTGATCGGAGAACTGGGCCGTCGTTTTGGTCGCAGTCATCGCTTTTTTGTTCGCCATCCACGAGACATCATTTCTGCATTGTCTAGACAGATTGAAGGATTCAAGGACTATCTGTCTACTGCCCACGAGAATGGCGTGGCGTTTCGTCTCATCACTGATGATCCCAAAGGCATTGGCTATGAGCATCTTGAGCTTTCCTGCAAGCGCCTAGTCATTGCCCCAGTGATTGCTGGTGCTGGTGGCCAAGGGTTTTCTATTGGACAGATTTTGCTTGGCGTGGCTCTTGTCGCATTGGCCTTCATTCCTGGCGTTGGCATTGCCGCCTCTGGGGCATTAGCTGGCAAGATGACAGCATTGGGCACCGTGCTGTTCTCCTTGGGTACAGGCTTGGTTCTTACGGGCATTTCCGGCTTGTTATCTCCTCAGGTGCAAACGCCAACAAGCGACACATCCAAGAAGGAAAGTTTCATTTTTGATCGCTCCGTGGAGCTCACCACACAGGGCTATCCCATTCCATTGGTGTACGGCCAATATCTGGTGACATCTCCTTTGTACGTGTCATCTGCCATCAGTACGGAGGCGATCAGTGTCTGATTCAGTATTTCTTGACGATGCTGAAGACAAGCGCAAGCTTGTCGCGCCATTAATTATTGAAGGCGCCAAGAAGGGAGGCGGTGGAGATTCCCCAGAAGAAGACCCCGACACACTGCGAAGCCGTGCTACGGCCAAGATCCTGGGAGCTTTATGCGAAGGGCCAGTAGAAGGCTTTGCCGTGAGCTCGGGGCAAAGTGTATTTCTTAATGACACGCCATTGCAAAGTCTTGATGGTTCTTCAAACTTTGGAACAGGCTTAAATGTCAATTTTAGACGTGGTACGCAAGATCAATCGTCCATTCCTGGGTTTGATGATGTACGAGTGGAGCAATCTGTTGGCGTAAAAGTGACAAAGCAAGGTGGTGCTACCAGTGTCACCACTGCGAGCAATTTATTCTCTCAAATTATTGTGCGAATTGGCGTAGCATCGCTTTTTCGCGTGGAAGATGATGGTGACATTAAGGGAACAAGTGTTGAATTTGTCATCAGAATTATTGACAACAATGGTACAACTATTGTCAATCAAACGCAAACTATTAGCGGCAAAGCTCGCGGTCCTGTTGATTTTGAATATCCCTTTAACGCTTCTGGCCAGGGTCCATGGGTGGTGCGAGTAACGCGAAACACTGACGATCCCCGTGATCTGAAATACAACAATGATTTGTATTTTAAGGCGGTGATTGGCGTGCTAGCCGAGTCGTTTCGCTATCCCAACACTGCGCTAGTTGGTCTAACAGTTAGCGCCGAAGCCTTTGATTCCATTCCCGAATTGTCCGTGGAGATGAAGGGACTCCAGATTAGAGTGCCAAGCAATTACAACCCTGCATCGCGCACATATTCGGGAATTTGGGATGGCACCTTTAGCGGGCGCCAGTATTCCAATAATCCCGTCTGGGTGTTTTATGACTTGCTGACTAACCGTAGATATGGTTGTGGTAATTTTGTTGAGCAAGACAACATTGACAAATTTGCTCTGTATGAAATTAGCAGATATTGTGATGAGCTTGTAAGCAATGGTCGGGGCGGTACAGAGCCACGCTTCACTTTTAATGGCGTCATCAATAACAGGGCTGAAGCCTATGAAGTGTTGAATGGCCTGGCATCATGCTTCCAGGGCATGATTTATTTTGCAAACGGCACAATTGTCGCCACTCAAGACAAACCTGGCCGAGCCGTTAAGCTCTTCAACTCTTCCAATGTCATCCAGGAGGTGGAGGAATCTGGACAGGTAACTGGTCCCCCTTTCACTTATGAAGGAACTGGTCGCAAAGCCAGGAAGACCGTAGCGCTTGTTTCCTGGAACGATCCTAGTGATCGTTACAGAGGAAAAATTGAATATGTGGAAGATCGAGGGGCTATTCAACAATATGGTTACCGCGAGATTTCAGTGAGAGGCTTTGGCTGCACATCCCAAGCACAAGCGCAACGCATTGGCCGCTGGACTTTGCTTACCAACCTCACGGAAAAGGAGACTGTCACGTTCAAGGTGAGCGCTCAAGGCTTCTTCTTAATGCCCGGTGATCTTGTTGACATTGCTGACAGTGATCGCAGCGGCGGCATTGCCGCCGGCATTTGCCCCACGGGCTCCACGACTACAAGGGTGGAGCTCGACCGGCAAGTGGTGTTGTCCGGTGGTACTAGCTACACGCTGCAGCTCATTGCTGCAAATGCAATGACGGTATATAGCGGCACCACGGCTTCTGGGGTGGCCCCAGCAAGCGAAGATCGGGCAGTTGCCACTACTGCTGGCACTCATACAGCTTTGACAGTTTCTAGTGCCTTTACTTCGGTGCCCACTATCGGCACGGCATGGTTCTTGCGTGCCAACACTGTCACCAAGAAGCGCTATCGCGTTATTTCATTGGCAGAGGACGACGGCATTGTCACCATCATTGCCGCAAGTCACAATGAAGATAAGTATTCCATTGTGGACAACAGCACTGCACTGGACACGATTCGACGCTCCGTGGCTAGCCTTACGGTTACGCCAAGGGTGAGTGCTGGCGGCATCGTCTTGGATGTGAGCTAATGGCCATTGAAGCGCGATGGGACTTTCCGGTTTACAGTCCGTATTCCATTCTCAATGTCATCTGCCCAGCAATTAGCTGGACGCAATTAATCAACCACCCATTGATTCGCGGCTTCAAAGTGGAGCTGTTCATCATTGAAGAAAACCGGATTATTGACGTTGGAGAGGTGAGGCAAGCATATGCAACCATTCCTTCTGACAACTACACAATCAGTTCATCGTATAAACTGAGGGTGGCTACAATTGGCACAGACAGTCGGCAATCCGCCTTCGTTGAAAGTGCTGCATTTGTCGCTTCTCCCTTGAGATTTGATTTTTCAGCCTCGGAGAATGTAAAACTTCCCGATGGAAGAGCGGTAGCATCTCAACGACTTTTATTCTTGCTGTTTTAATCAATGGCCCTCTTCGGACTGGACGCTGCCGGCAATACAGCTTATGTGCAAGCTGTGGGCGATGGAAGCAATAGCAATCCCTATTTGATGCAGCATGATGTGCTATCGCGGGACATCAAGAGCGCTTTTGTAGCGAGCACAAGCGGCGCAGACATTACCAGTGGTGTCACCAGCAAGAAATTGCGTGTGATGAATATGGTCATCACTGCCACATCTGGCTGCACTGTGCAAATTCAGAGTGGTGGTTCCACCAACCTCACTCCTGCATTCCCCATTGTTTCATCTGGCAGTTTAGTGCTGTCTAATCCGCTGGGCCTGTTTGAAAGTGCATTGAGCGAAAAGCTCAATGCCGTGGTGAGTAGTGGTGCTAATTATCAAGTGTTTGTCACCTATCGCGAGGTGTAAACATGACACGAATTATTGGCTCGTTAGACGGGCCGAATGGCCCGCTTGGCGGACGCCTGTACGTGAAACCATCCACTCCTTTTATTGGAGCGTCTGTCGATGGCATGTCGTTTCAAATCGAAAACGGCATGGTGGACATTGAACTGCCTGCCAATGTAGGGGGTACTGTTTGGCTGGCTGATTGGAAGGATCAATTTGATTGGTCTCCGGTTACTTACGTGGAGCAATGGCGAGTGCCGAAGACTGATACTGTTTCGCTGGATGAAGTAAGGAACTTTGGCGCAGGCAATCGCCAAGTGCGGGCCAATAAAACCGACATGCTTGATCTTGCTGTATGGAAGCAAGAAGCGCAAGCTGCAAAAGACAAGCTTGCCAACATTGAGCACGAAAAAGCCCGGCTTTTGCTGAAAGTAAGCAGCGCCGAAGGAAAGGCCGCTGCAGCGGCCGGACAAGTGGCATCGCTTAACTCGGAAATTGTACGGTTAAAGCAAAAACTGGTTGAAGCCGCTAGTCCCGTAGTAAAAACAGAAGAGCGCGTAATTGAACGCCAGGTTCTTCCTGAAGAAGCAAAGCAAAAACTTGCATTGGCCGTGCAAAAAGCCACGTTGTTGCAGCAGGAAGTAGACAGGCTTCAGATAGAACTCACTGAAAGGCTTTCGCTTGTCACGCATTTCACATCGCTTCACGAGGAGATTGATAGACTGACAAGAGAAAATCAAGAGCTTCAACTTCGCATCAATGAATTGAAGCAGCCCGTGCGCAATACATCTGCATTGCGCCGTGAGGCCATTGAAAATCTCGACCGACTTTTTGACGGTTAATGGAAAGCATCAACGTTACAGTCCGCGAAGGCGACAGTTTTGACGAACTGTATCTCGCTTTCCAAAAACCTGTTGGTACAGCGCGTAACTTTACGTCGTCTGAACTTTTAGCCCAGATCCGCACCACGTTTGGATCAAACAATGTGGTGACAACTTGGGGCATTACGAAGCTGCCCACTACGGGTCACCTTAAGCTTGCCCTCTCATCGTCTCAAACAGAAGCGCTTGGGCGCAATATTGGCCTTGGCTATACCGAGCGCGGCCTCACCTATGACGTGGGCCGTCAGGCTGCTGACCCTGGAGACGTAGGCAGTGTTTTTCTGTGGGACTTGAAGGAGCTGTTCTACATCGATGCTGGCAGTGGTATTGCCACTGTCACGTCTGGCACTGTGATTGACCCTGCTGTTGGTACAGTGCGCATGCGCGTGACAACAAGCGGCCGACATGGCCTTACATCACAAGATGTGGTGCGTATTGCAAGCACAAGCGTGAGTGGCTATAACGCCACTTACATTAATAATACTTTGAGTGTTATTTCTGATACTGTATTTGAAATTGTACCTGCAAGTGGTGGTACGCCTGTTTTCAGTTCTGTAGCCTCTGGCGGCACGCTTAATGTGCTGAAAGAGGATACGATTGTAATAGGCACGTTGCAGGTTATCCCTCGCATCACATCTATCTAAGGAACAATGCCTGACATTGAAGAAGGAAAACAGGTAGTAACAGTTGGCCGCTCTGAGCCGCTTGCTGCCGGTCAGGCCACAATGGCCAATTCGCTGCCAGTGGTTATTGCCAGCGATCAGACGCCCGTTCCCATCCTTGATAACCTGAGCAGCCCTTCGGAGGTGCATGATGACCTCCTGGGCAATCCTCGTGTTCAGACCAGTCTGCAGCTCTGGGATTCGACCAACATCCTCGCCATTGACCCTAAGGCTTGGAAGCTAACGGCGGACGACACTGGCACCCCGGATCATTCAACTGTCACCCACTTGCCGTCTGAAAGCGGCGCACAGTTGCTGATCAATACCAACGCTCCCAACGGCACCATTGCTCAAATGCAAAGCCGTCTGGTGTTCCCGTACCAGACTGGCCGCATCACTGACGTGAGCTTTGGCGTCAGCATGCTGAAAGACACCAACGCCACCATCGAAATGGGCATTTTCGATGGCAAGAACGGCTACATCATTCGCATTGTTGGCAATAGTTTGTTCTTCGTTCGCCGGACAAATTCTGGCGAAAGTCCGCAGAATCATGGAGCCCCTGTGGGCTCCACTGATTTCACCATTAGCAATAGCGCAAGCCTATATAACGGCCATCGTTATCGCCTGCTGCCTTCCGATCCGTCCGTGATGGAAGAAATTGTGCCGCGTGCATTTTTTAATGGTGACAAGCTGGATGGCACTGCTCCGAGCGTACATAGCTTGAGCCTTGCGAATGTGACGATGTATCGCATTCAAATGGGCTGGTATGGCGGTTCGGCTTGCAAACTGCAAGCCTTTGTCCCTGTCGACACCAACTTGCCTGCTGGTGCAACGGCTAAAAACTCCCGTTGGGTGACCATTCACCAGCTCAACACTTGCGACCGCATCCCGTTCCCAAGCCTGGGCAATCCCAACCTGCCTCTGACGTTTAAGGTGACGAAAGATGGCAGCCTGCCGCAAGCTGTCTATCTGAAGATTTATGGCACCAAGGCTGAGATTGACGGTGGCGATGCAAGCAAATATGACATTTTCTCTCAGGCATCCACTCCCGCAACTGTCAATCCTGGCGTGCAGCGCCCGCTGCTGACCATCCGTTGCAAGGAAAACATCACCAATGCGGACGGCAATAGCAAGCTGAATATTATGCGAGTGGTGCCCCTGATGCTGAATTTCTCTGCATCGCATCGTGCCAAATTCAGCCTGATCAAGAACCCCGCAACGCTGGTGGTAAGCGGCAGCAGTATTGATCCCTCGACTAACACCACTGCATTCACGTCCACGGCCCAATTGTCGGCCATGGAATACAACACTGCAGCCACTGGTATTACAGGTGGTAGCACTGTTGCTACGTTCTTTGCTGGCGATGATGATGGTCAGAACATTGTCCTGAGTGAAGTGTTCCGCTACAACCGCGAATTTCTCACTCGTCCGATTTCCAACAGCGGCGGCACATCTGGCGACATCCTTACATTGGTTGCTGAAAGCATTGCTGACAGCGGCAACACTGTTACCGGCTCGCTCACTTGGGGCGAGCGCTGAGTTAAACCATGGCATATTATCAGCTTCCCCATGAAGTTGGGCAGAAACGGTATGTTGTAGCCAGTGGGGCTAATGCTGGCACTGTTTTACAGGAAGCTGGCCCTTTCCCTACTGGCCGCCAACCGCGTGCAAGTGGCATTCCGATTGTGCTGCCGCGTTTTAACGCAACGCTGCCAGTTGTCATTCACCAAGAAAAGCCAACAGAGATTCGCACTGATCTTCTTGGCAATCCACGGGCTGAGTACACACTCAGCCTTTTCAATTACACTGATGACTACGCATTTCGCGACGACATTTACGTTGCCGAAGTGCAGGGTCTGAATGAAATTGGAGAGAATGATAATGAAAGTGCCAAGTGGGCTCAGCTCCAAAATGTCGGAATCAACTACTCCCCCCTGCCCACTGGATACATCACACATGATCCAGCCAGGCAAGCCGTCAAGATCGAGCTTGCCAAAGCAGAAGGCGGTTTTCAGCGAGTGCGTATCAGCACACGAAAGCGATTTCGTTATCAAACCGGACGTGTCGTTCGCGCTTCAGTTTGCCTTCAGATGAGCCAGGCAAATCTGCCTGCCTGTGAAAAGACATGGGGTATTGGTGATTCGCTTGATGGTTTCTTCTTCAATATCAAAGCAGGTGGTGATGGGGATGATTTTCGCCTCATCCATCGCCGCTCTTCTGGTGATGGCCTGCCGAAGGAAATTGTTGTGCCTCGCAGTGCCTTCAACGGTGACAAGTTAGATGGTACTGGATCGAGCAATGCAGTGCTTGATCTGACTAAGAACTGTATGTACTTGGTTGAGTGGGGCTGGTATGGCGCCAGTTCTGCTCGCTTCTATGCCTTTGTCGTGGACGAGGCAACGGATATTCCTGACACGATCAGGGGCATTCCGCGTGGTCGTTGGGTGTTGATGCATGAAATGCTCATCCCCGATTCATTGTCCACCCCCAGCTTGGGCACACCTGTGCTGCCCTTCACCATTGAAATTACAAACAATGGCTATCTGGTGGAGCCCCAGTTCATCGTCAAGTATGGACTGAGCCTACAGATTGACGGAGGGGAAAGCGAAAAGGCTGAGATTTATGGAGCCGATGTGTCCGCTGGTCGGGACATTGGCCCTGTGCTGGGCGGCAACCAAGCCGCCCACTACTTCCCGTTGTTTGCTATTCGGGCCAAGGACTTTGCTCCTGGCGGACTGATCAACAGCTTGCAGGGTCTGCCCAAAACTCTTGACTTACTGAGCAATTATGCGACGGAGCTGGTTGTGCTTCGCGATCCTGTGTTTAGCAACATGGACGAGGCTGCGGGCCACTTCAATGGCACGCTACCGGAGGATGCTGATGGAGAATATGGGCTTGGAGAAGCGTTGCTGCAGGGCTATGACAATGATGGCGTGAGCATTATTCAGCTCACAACAGAGCAGCCTGACGTGTTGCCGTTGGCTGTCGAGGACGTTTATACGCTCACTGACATGGGCACCCTGGAAGGCAATTTCCTGATCAAGAAAGTAGTGGAAGGCAAAAAGCTTACCACTCTCTACATTGCTCCAAACAAAAGTGAGCACATTCAGCTCACTTCCATTTACGACTTGGTGCGTGAATCAATCACCACTGAATACGACAGCAAGTTTGACTTCCCGCCCAGCAACGAGAACATCAAAATCACCAACATCAGCGGTGGTGGCGTGCTGACGCTGGAACGGCGTCATACATTTGAAGTGGGATTCCGATTTGTTATTGGCACTACCACTTACTATGTGCGCACTGTTCCTGACGAATTTTCTCTCACATTGTCCACCTCGCGTGGAGGAGCTCTTTACAACAACTACAGCGCTGATGGCATCACCGCCGGCACGTTTGGCACTGGTTATTACGACTTGGTGATTACCAATGCAGTGGCGACAAGAGCTCGTCCAATTAGCCAGGGCATTGTGGTTTTTGCTGTGCGTCGCGTTGCCGATGGTCAACTAACTGGCACATTGACAGAGCAAAATGCACAATGGATGAGGGCATATAATTGCTCAACCACTAACACGTATAATGTGGTTAGCCCTGCCCCCGAAGTGAGGGCGTTCCTCAATTACGGGCTGCGATAAATGACAGTAGGAAGTTCAATCGTCAACTTGACGGCAAGCGGCCTGCCGACAGAGCAGGCTGATCAGGCCTTTGCCTTCTGTTTAGGCACGCAGATTCTGCAAAACCCGGCATCTTCGCCGAGGGTGGGCAAGCTGTCATTTAAGACCAGCCCCAGTCTTTTTGATGTGCCTGTTAGTGGCAACACAGTAGGCACCACTGCCATCGGCCTTGCCACTTCTACCAACATCTCTACGGTATCGGTGTGGTCGTCTGCTGCTGAAATCCGCGACAATGGGCAAACATACGGTATTTATGCCGTGAGCTTCGCTGAGGACGTAAGCACTGGCGGCAAGGTGAACGTGTGCGCCGCTGGGCAGTCGATTGCGACAGTGTGCAAAGCTCGCGCAGCGAGCGGCATTGATCTTGGTAACAATACTTTCACGTCCACTTCGCATGGTTATGCGGCGGGCGATGCAGTGGCAATTGTCAGCGGCACCATTCCCACCCCCCTGGCCACTGGCATCACTTATTACGTTATTCCATCTGGTAATAACAATTTTCTCCTCGCATCGTCTCGTGCTGAAGCCCTGGCTGGAGTTGGTAGTGCCATTGATCTAACCGTGGATCCGGGTGGTATCACTTACTTGGAAAGTGATGATGTATTTGACATCACTCGTTCCGGTCTCACTGGTGTTGTGAAAGTGAGCAGGAATGATGCAATCATTCACACGTATAGCGGCACTACTACTAGCACATTGCGGCCATTCTTTTGGACGAGGGAGAGCAGCAATAGCGCTACAATTCCAGTATTCAAGGCGATCAAAGTCAGCGGGGCTTCCTAATCCATGGCACAAAGCAAGCTAATTACGGATCTTGTTGCGCTTATAACGCCTAACAATGATGATATTTTCATCGTTGTCGATAATACAACCAACCCCTCGCTGTCGGTTACTAAAAAGATCAGCTATGCGAATCTGAAGGAAAGCCTTCAGGACATGATCAATTTGTTCGTGTCTGGTGGCACGGGCGTTAATGCAAGCTATAGCGATAGTGGTAATACGATTACGCTGAGCGTTGTTGCTGATACAACTACTCAGCGCATTATTTTTAGTTCTGGCGGTACTACTGTCGGCACCCGGCGTCAGCTTAATGCTATTCCTGGTGCGAATATTACATTTACCGCTGTTGATAATCCCAGCGACAACCGCGTCGACTGGACGATTCAAACCACGGCGGTGTCAACGGCCACCAGTCTGGCAGCAAGCGGCACCACGTTTAACGTGCTGTCAAGCGTAGATACGCTCGGCGATGGCACTCAAGCCTTGCGTGTTCGGACGCTGAAGGCTGGTAGCTCTAAGGCAGTATTGGCGTTTAGTGATGCAAACAATGCCATCACGTTTGATGTTGATCCGTCACAGATCGGTATCAACGATCTATCTATCACATCGCCCCTCGCATTGGCCCAGGGCGGCACGGCCTCTACGACGGCTTCTGGAGCCCGTGCAAGCCTTGGTGCAGCCAAGGCGGGCGTCAATAGTGACATCACTGCTCTCAGTGGCCTTACAACGCCTCTGTCGATTGGACAGGGCGGCACCAATGCCTCCACGGCTCAGCTCGCTCTACGCAACCTGCAGGGCCTGAAGTATCTGGAGAACGTGGCCACAGTCGGCGAAAGCTTGATTGTGAACAGCGCTGCTCTGGTAAGCAACGAATACCGGGCTGAACTGAAAGGCGTCAAGGCTGGCACGAACAAGGTACAAGTGACCACGGTCAGCAATGACGTGTCTATTGATGTAAATGCAGATAATGTGCTTAATGCCGCATCGGCCGATGTTAACTTTAATAGCTATAAATTAACAAACGTTGGAGCACCAGTTGCATCCACTGATGTAGCAACAAAAGGCTACACCGATGGCGTTGCGCAGGGCTTGACAATCAAGGAATCTGTACTGGTTGCGACCACTACTAATATTCCCGGAACTTATGTAGCGAGCGGCAAGACACTTACGATCACCGCCACTGGCACGCCGACCATTGATGATATTCAAATTACCGTTAGCGGTGCGCGAGTGCTATTTAAAGATCAATCAACTGGATCTGAAAATGGTATTTATGCTCTGACGGCAAGTGGCACTGCAAGTGGTGGCGCCGTATTTACACGCGCCACAGACTCTGACATTAGTGCTGAAGTAAGGGCTGGAAGTTTCTGTTTTGTAGCAAGTGGCACAACTAATGCTGGCAAACAATTTGTGCAGTTGGTGCAAAATCCAACGCTGGATTCCACTGCATTGTCTTATACAACGCTTGTTGATACCACCATTGCTAATAATTCAATTACAAATGCCAAGCTGGCGGAGATGTCTGGTCTGCGCATCAAAGGCACAGTTGTCAGCGGAAATGCACAGGATCTAACCGCTGATCAAGTTATAAACGTTATTAATAGCGGTGGTACTGCTCAGCTTGATGCAGCGAGAGTGCAGCTTTCTGGTCATGCAACATTGACGGGGGCCACCTTTAGCGGACCAATTTCGGTTCCTTCTTCATCAACAATCAGTGGATATGCAAAGTTTGATGCGACGCAAACATTTACGAAGGCTCAGCGAGGCGCAATCGTTAGTCTTGCGGGCAGTGGCGTTGTCACGCCTGATTTTAGTTTGAGCAACAATTTTGAGTTGACGCTTTCAGCAACCACTACATTGGCATTTCCCTCGAATGTCAGCAGTGGCCAAAGCGGAGCTGTTCGTTTCGTACAAAACGGCACGTATACAGTAAGCTATAGCGGAGCAGGATGGGATTTCCCTGGTGGCACCGCACCAACTAACACGACCACGAGTGGAGCTGCTGATTTACTTGTTTATTACGCGCATAGCAATAGTGGAATCACGGCTCAATTGCTGACTAACATCAGTTAAGGCATATTTCTGTCCAAAAGAAACATCATGAGCATTCCCGGCGCCGCCCATCCCATGCTGCTTGCCGCAGTTGCAGAGCAGGCTGCATATAGCATTCCACGTTCGCTCCGTTTCAATAGTAGTGACAGTGCCTACTTGTCCCGCACCCCGGCATCGGCGGGCAACAGGAAGACGTGGACGTGGAGCGGGTGGGTGAAAATCGCCTCATTCACTAGGACTCATTTCTTTTTTGGTGCGTCTAATACATTTGCTGCATTTAACGGTGGCGAATCAATTTCAGACTGCGAAATTTACTTTAACCTCAGAGGCGGAGGCACAAACTACTTTTCATCATTTGCGCCAAAACTGCGAGACCCATCTGCTTGGTATCATTTTGTCTTTGCTATAGATACAACTCAGTCGACCGCAAGCAACAGGCTCAAGGTTTACATAAATGGGGTGCAGATAACTGCCGCTGGAAGCACCGGTCAATCATTTCCGCCTCAAAACGATGATCTTGCTGTTAATGACACAATCTCGCATTTAATTTGCGGACAGTATTATTTCGACGGCTACCTAGCCGATATCTGGTTCCTGGATGGGTTGACACCTACCACGGCGGTGGTGAATGGCGTCACTCGGTTAACGCAACTGGGCGAGTTTGACACCAACGGAATCTGGCAGCCAAAGGCGTGGGATGGCGCAGCACTGACGGGCAACTCCTTCCACCTTGACTTTGCCGACAACAGTGCAGCAACTGCCGCCACACTAGGGAAGGACACTTCGGGGCTGGGGAACAACTGGACGCCGAACAACCTTTCGGTCACGGCAGGTGCAGGAAACGACAGCTTGGTAGACTCCCCCTCTAGTCCGGCGGGTCAAACAGATTCCGGCGCGGGTGGAACTGTGGTGGGGAATTATTGCACATTGAATCCGCTGAACACTGGAGCAACATCACTTGCCAACGGAAACCTTGAAGTTACAACACCTTCCACTGGCTACGGCTTAACTTATTCAACAATCGCCGTATCTTCCGGAAAATGGTACTGGGAGGTATTTGCCTCAGCAATAACAGGTAATGCTGAAATCGGAATCTCAAAAGCAGGAGCAACGCTCACGAATGCTGTCGGCATGTATGTAGGTGGTTATTCGTATGTAAGCGGTCAATTCAAAGGCAACAATAATTCCTATACCTCATACGGTGCCTCGTACACAACTAATGACATTATTGGCGTTGCTTTAGACCTTGATGCTGGAACGCTTGTTTTCTATAAGAATGGCGTTTCACAAGGGACTGCATTTAGCTCGTTAAGCGGAGAGTTTTTCCCTGCTGTTTCTGACTCCAGCAATAGCGGTGGAAGTACGCTCGTTGCCAACTTCGGCGCTCGGGCGTTTAGTTATACAGCACCATCGGGCTTCAAAGCCTTATGCACCGCCAACCTGCCGACGCCGACGATTGCCAAAGGTTCGGACTACTTTGACGCAGTGCTATACACAGGCAATGGCTCAACGCAGACGATTAGTGGGCTGAACTTCTCGCCTGATTGGGTGTGGATTAAAGGGCGCTCTTTAACTTCTAACAATCGACTTTATGACCAGATTCGCGGTGCTACCAAATCCATTTATAGCGATCTGACAGATGCAGAGGGAACTGAGTCCACGGGTCTAACTGCTTTTACCTCTGATGGATTTAGCTTGGGCAGCCAAGCGGGTCACAACCAAAATACCTCAACCTACGTCGCCTGGTGCTGGGACGGCGGTTCTTCTACCGTATCCAACACACAAGGCAGCATCACTTCTCAGGTGAGGGCTAATGCTAGTGCGGGGTTCTCCGTTGTTACTTGGAGTTCAACAACAACTGTGTCCCATACATTTGGGCACGGATTGGGTGTTGCTCCCGCCTTTGTAATAGTCAAACGTCGCAGCAGTTCAGGTGTTTGGCGCATCGGACATACCAGCCTTGGTTGGACTAGGGCACTTCAATTTGATACTGGCGCACAATTAGCTGCTGATGGTGCTTATTGGAATAACACTGCCCCAACAAGCACGGTTGTGTATATTGGCGATACGGGGCAACTTGGAGCTGATAATGTCGCCTACTGCTTTGCCCCAGTAGACGGGTACTCTTCTTTTGGCAGCTACACCGGCAACGGCAGCGCAGATGGGCCGTTTGTTTATACCGGGTTTAGGCCAAGGTGGATCGTGCTCAAGAGAGCCGTTGGACCGATTGCCGACTGGGTAATTCATGACACTGCTCGCTCTGATTACAACGTATCAACTAAGCGCCTATACGCTAATAGTTCCGACGCAGAAGTTAGCGACTCGACAATGCAGATTGATTGCTTGAGTAATGGATTTAAAATTCGTAATACAGGTGGAAACGTGAATGGATCTGGTGACACCTATATCTACGCCGCCTTCGCTGAATCTCCCTTTGCCTATGCCCGCGCTAGGTGAGTAGTGAACAAGACTTCTAAGGCAACATAAATACTCATACCTGAATGGGTTGCACTTTTCAGGAGGAGGGTGAAAGTCCCTCCTTTTTAGTATAAATAAATACTACCACCCATTTAGAGTAGAAATGTATTA